GGTCTGCGTGATAGCTCGGCGACTCGTGCGCGCAACCGGATAGCAGCGTCATCAGCGGCAGCAGCATCAGCGGCAACTGCCGCAATCTTTTCCTGTGCGTCACGGCGTATCCCCTCGATAGCGACTTGGCGCCGCTGGTTTTCCTGAATCACGAACAGCGCCGCACGGCGGTCGCGCTCGCTGACTTCGGTGCGGTAGTTGGCAAGGTTGGCCTGTGCCTTTGAGGCCGCAGACTGAGCCGATAACACCCTGATCTGCTGCCCACCGGCTACAAGGACCAAGGCAAGGACCCAGTAGGCCCAGCCGGGGACGAGCTTCAGCCAGGCGGTCATCGCATCACCTCACGCACGGCCGCGGCGAATCGAGCCGGCCAGCGCTCCGGATGGGGCTTGCCCGGGCGCCAAGTGCGCTCATATAGCGCCCAGCCTCCCGCGGCGTCGTGCTCGCCTGGCAGCGGCTTCGGATCGGTCCAGAGCAAAAGCCGGCCGAAGGCAAACGCCAACACGTCATCACGCTCGAGCGCTGCCCATACGGCCGCAGGCTCCGGCGCAACACCGCGCGCTGCACACACTCGGCGGGCGTGGTCACGGCTGGACGGGTGATTCAGCACGCCGCGCACGCCGCCGCCCTGCTCGAACTGGAGCATCCCGCGGGCCGGCCCGGTCGGCCACTGGCGGCGCCGCTGTTCCGGATCTTCCTGCTGAGTAATAGCCAGCAGCATGATCTCGGCCTCTCGGCTCGACATCCGCGCAGGCAGCAGCGCGAGAGCGGGCGCTATGGCTCGCTCCCGTATTTCAGAGAGGGTCATGATTTTATTCCAGGCAGAAAAAGCCCCGACTGGCGGGGCTGTTAGGCGGTAGCTGGGCTGCCTATGTAGGCGCACCACTCACCAAGCGTTCGCGGGCTGAGACTGGACGGAGAAGGCAGGCCAAGCGCGGCACCGCACCACTGACTACAGAACTGCGCACCAACCGTCTCGCGGTTGAGGTTGAACAGCTGACTAGTGACAAGTCCGGCCCAGCCATAGCGGTGATGATCCGTCTCGCGGAAGTACGCCACGATCTGCGCGGCATCAGCCCATGGCAGATCAATCACGTCCCACTTCTCCGGCTCCAGGTCGATCTCCTTGCAGCGCACCCCGCCATCCATGGCGCTGGACGAGTAGCACAGGCCGTCGACGACGAGTTCGCAGTGGCTGTACGGAGATCCCGTCCACCAATGGATGATTCGCGCCACCCACCGAGCATCATGCTTGCGAAGAGCTAGGCGGATCATGCGGCGTTGCCGACGCCTGCCACTGCCGCCTCGATGGCGGCGATGGTCTGCTCGGCCAACTGCTGCGCCTGTTCGACCTCACCGGAGGCCATCAGTGTGCGGATCTGCTCCTTGGCGGCCAGGCGCGTTTCGCGGATGACGTACAGCGCCTCGGTGTAGGCCGCGGCCTCGGCCAGGATGCTGTCCGCCGCTTGCTGTGCGGTGCGGCCGTTAATGGCCCAGGCGGCAACCGTGCGTGGCACAGCATCGGCCGGGTAGCCGGCGGCTTTGAACTCTGCCGCCTGGGCGGCTGCTCGCTCGTATTCGACGGCGCGCAGCGGGTCGCCGGCTACGCGAGAGCGGGCTGCGTCGGCTGCACGGTCAACAGACACGCACAGCTCGGTTTCGGTTGGGACATAGGCCGGCGGGTCGATCAGGAACGGGCGGCCGTCCTTGATTGCCACGCGCCGACCTTTCGATAAACCTTCTAGCAGGTCGAGATATTCTTGGGATGTAATCTCTACTGCGTCAGCGGGAATAGCCGAGCCGTAAATGGCAACATCGTAAAAACCGGCGGTTTCGTTTGAGTAAAACATAAAGCCCCCTAGCGCCCGACCGCGATGAAAAAGAGATCAGACGCATCTAGATTTGTTAAGGCGCGCAGCGAGTAACTGAAACTATTAGGTGCCGGGTTCGTGTATCCAACTACTCCGCCGCCCTGTATTGATCGGTACGTAAGCACCACAGCCCGCAGAGCCGAAGGGAAGGTGGTTGGGAGCGTAACCGCGCCTTGCGTCGTCGCGCCGGACGCTAGCGACGGCGTGGACTGAAGGCCCCATTGAATGATGAACCCAAGCATCCAAGTAGGAAACGCGATGTATCCGTTGACGCCGATACTGATTGCGAAACCCATCCGCAGCTTCCGCGGCGTCACGATGGTGGCGTCATCCGTGCCTGCGTCGGTCTGCGCTTGGGTAGCTACTTTTGAAGGCCCCGCCACCGTCTCCGTTGCACCCGCTCCTAGCTCTATCCAGTGGCCTACGTTATCTCCACCAGTGGGTTCGATACCGGTGTTCGCGATGGCTGCGATCCAGTTCTTCCCGCCGTTATGGGCCGTACTTCCGATGCCGTAAGGAACATCAACAAACCACGACAATGCTCCGTTCGACTCAACTTCTGCTAGGGCCTCGTCAACCCGGTTGTGCCACCAGTTTTCCCACTTGGCCTCGGGTGGATCTTCCGCTGCCCCGCCAGCCCAGCCGCGATCGATGAGCGCATCGGCTGGCCGCTCGAACTGCGAGGGCGCACTGGCCCATTTCTTCAGAAAACTATCGATTCTCGCCATCTCTGGTGCTCCTTAAACGGGCGTGACGTAACGACCCACGCCGTATGGCTGGGCTGAGAAAGTGCCTTTGTAGGCGAAGGGGTATTCGTTCTTTGCGATCTTGCGAATCTTCACGCCTTGCGGGCGCGGGATGATGTCGAACTCTTGAACGAGGACGAGAAGGTTTGCCGCCACGCCCTCTTCCAGCCAGACGGTGGCCATGCTCATGTTTTGCGCATCAATGACCGTGCTTTCAACGCCAAAAATGAAGTCAACGGCCGCCTTTGCGTCATCCAGCGTGGCCGCGCCGTTGTTGCGCATGATCTTTGCCTTGATCAGCACGCGGTACAGGTAGTCTGGCAGGAGAATTGTCGGCAGCTCCGTACCTGACTCACGATATGGCGCCGTGTCGTAGGGTTGCGCGCCAATCGTTCCGTTGTAGGCGAACACCTGCAGCGCATCAGAGCGAATGCGAGGCCGGTCGATTCCGGCAATGCGCCCGATGATATCCAGCTGATGACCCGACGCCTTGTCGATGTCGAGCAGGTTAACGATTTGGCCAAGCGGCTTTTCGATGCGCTCTTGCGCAATCCTCGGCAATATCTGCAGCCATTCGCGCATCTTCGGCGCGTTGCGGTATTGCCAGTAGACCCGCGAAAGGGCCTTTTTCGCGTGATCCATCAGACATACTCCACCGTGATGTTGGCCGCATCTAGGACGCCTAGCTGATTGAACTCGAGCGGAAGAACCTGGCTGTCGATCACGTCTGCGCTGAAGCCGAGCTGGATCGACTGCACGTAACCGTTGCCAGCAACAATGAAGTTGACCGGCGTATAAAGCCGCCCTGCCGCGACGTTCTCACCGATCCGGTAGCCCTCGCGGTTAAAGCCTGACTGGCTCTGGAAGCCCAGCAGCGAGTAAGCGACCATCTCGGCCTTAATGCGCAGTTTGTCCTGTTCGGATAGCGTGCTGCTTGCGATCTGGACGCGTACGTAGACAGTCACCAGCTCTGGCCGAAAGAACGTGATGTTCACCGGCTGGCCTTTCGGCGTTGTCGTGTCGGCGGTGATCTTGTTCGGGAAGGCGCTGTCGCGGTTTAGGCCGCAGCCAGGGTTTTTGCGGGAGGCGATGGCTTTCAGTACGTCCTCGTCGCTGCCGCCGTCTACAAAGATGGCCATCGAGTGACCGGCAATGCCATCAGCGTCGGGCGCGTCTTCATCATTCTCGAAGATCTTCACCTGCTTCACGCCGTCTACGTCGCCAACCGCGGCTTTTATGTTGTCGATCTGATTGGAGCCAGGCAAAGCGACCGACTCGTTACGTCGAGCCCTGAATGCTTCGTCTCGCTCTTCGTCTAGGCCAAGCGACGCAGCAGCGAGGTTCGTGACCGACTGCAGACCGCCAACCGGCGTGGCGATGATTGACAGGTCGCCAGGCGATGCTGTGCTTGCGCCTTTGGTTGTGCAGGTAACACCAACTGAAGCCGAGCCGCCAGTGATCGTTACGGCACCATTGGTCGCCCACAGTGTGTCGGTTGCCTTGTTGCGAATGCGCGTGCCGGCTGGGATGACCGTGCCGTTTACGCCTGTGAACGAGACGGTCGCCGTCGAGAATGTTGCAGCTTGCCGCGTCAGTCCAGCGAACATCGCGATCCGGTCGAGCTGTTGGCCAATGGCGCTTTGCGGGTCGCAGGACTGATACGCCAGCGTCACCTGCTCGTCGAGATTGGCCAGCGCCTCGCACCATGCGGCAATCTGCAGGCCGTCCGGCGACTCTGGATTGATGTTCCAGGCGTCGTCTATATCCAGGTAGCGCGCCCGCATGGCCGCCAGGTATTCGCTGAGCGAAGTACCCGTAACGCCTGCCGCTGTGATTTCGGCCATTTATCATTCTCCAGGCATAAAAAAACCGCTTTCGCGGCCTGTTTGCATTTGCGGGCTAACAGCCCTCAGTCGTTTCGCGCCCCGCGTGCCAGTCGCCCTCGAACACATGCCGTATCTCGTGGGTGACGCACGTCGGGTACAGGTCGCGGCGCACTTCCACCACACACACGCCATTGGCGCAGCGGGACAGGCCCAGCGCTTCGTAGCCGGGTTTGTAGTCGATCTGATCAACGAGACGGATATGCACCAGTGCCTCGGTGCGCTCGATCTGTGCGGGGGCCTGGTCGCAGCCTGCCAAGGCGAACAGCGCTACAAGGCAGAGAGCCGCGCCAAGGGCGCAGCTGATGATCGCGTTACGGCGCTTCATCCCCACACCCTCCACGGCGTTTTAGGTGCCGTAACCGTCACACTCTCCGGCCACTGGATCAGCTCGCTCGACCGGACGTTGACGTGCCAGCCCGGTACAGCGACTGGCTCGGCTTCGGGGTCTAACTGCTCGTGCCAAGTGCCAATAACGGAAACGGCATGGCCGGGAGTCGGGTTGCCCTCGTCATCCGTCACGCCAGCCTCGATCAGGGCGGAGAGCATGGTGGATTCGTCGGCTGTTTGCAGGTAATAATCACGCAACATATTTCCAGCCTCTTCTTGATGTAATGGAGTAGATGGTTGAACGGCTCACCCCATACATCTCGCGGAGCTTTTTGCTGGATTCGCCTGCCGCATACCGCTCGCGTATGTCGCGCACATCGTCCTCGCTAAGAATGCTCGTCGACGCCCTGACTCCCTCGGCAATCTTCCTTCGATGCTCTTCGGGCTTGGGGGCTTTGGCGTGGCTATACGAATGCAGCCCGGCATTGATGG